CTCTTATTTGCCTATATGTTCTCATTGAGTGATTTATATTACAATATAGGAGTAGTTCTTTTCGTGGCTTTTATTTTTGCATATCTTGTGATTTTCATTTTATTTTATTCAGTAAAATTAATTGGAAACTGTTTGGAAATTTTCTTCATTGTTAACAGTGACGAGGAAACTGGTGAGTCAAATAGTCTAAAACAAATTTATAATGCATATAGATTAACGGCGTTAGAAAGTGTTTGTTTAAAACATATTGGAGCGGACGGTGTGAACGAATATAAAAGAATTGTAAAAGAAGAAGTGGATTTAAGTACGAAGCATAAAGAGGAATTGCTTGATATGTATAAGGAACATTTTAATGAAAAGTAGAAGATGTGCATAGGGGCCACCTCCGGGCGGCTCTTTCCATCCCCCAAAACAAACAAAGAAAAGGCCTAATCGGCCGCCTCATCCTCCGAAATAAAGTTGTTTATGAATTTTTTTATTTCAGTTGTGGGAGTAGTTCCCATTATGTCGCATTTGGCCTTGAATGCATCCAGGACCTCTGGTTTCAAGTCAAGAGGAAAACGGACATACTTAGTGCGTAGATGCTTTTGCTGAGATGTATATTTCTTATCTTCAGACATGTGGGGCCTCCTAATATTTGATAAATTGGATGGTACTGCTGATTATTAAATACAAAAGTATTATAATTACCAGCAGTTTTGATGCTAAAAGGATACTGCCTAATATTGGCTTCTTTTTGAGCATTGTTATCATGAAAGACTTGTGGTATAATATTGTTGGAAGGAAAGGGGCTCGCGCCCCAATCCCTAAACGATTTTGGTAAGTGCTTCAATCACCAGTAGGATGATGTATGCTTTTACCAGTAGCTCAATGAGTTGGTCGCACAACTTGTTGAGCTTTTTGATTTTCTTTGGTAAGTCTTTCATGTGTTCACCTCCTTTCTATGATTTAATTATAGCATATACGTACGTATATGCCAAGCAAAATATGTACATTTATAAGTTTTTGCATCTGCGGATACCTGCAGGTGCTTTTATTATGCCATGACAAGAGGTGGTGATTATGCCAAGACCCAGGAGCCCTAACAGGGACAAAGCGCTGCAGCTATGGCTGGACAGTGGACGGAAACGCCAGTTGAAAGACATAGCTGCTGAGTTGCAGGTATCAGAAGAACAGATTCGTAAATGGAAAAATCAAGACAAGTGGGATAAAGTAACGTTACCAAATGCGAAAGGTAACGTTACTAATCATAAAGGAGCTCCTGCGGGTAATCAAAATGCTGTTGGCCATGGGGCTCCAAAACAGAATAAGAACGCAGAAAAATACGGTTTCTTTAGCAAGTACTTGCCTGAGGAGACCGTTTCCATTATCCAGGAGATGCCTACGGACCCGCTGGACATCCTATGGGACCAGGTGCAGATAGCTTATGCTGCAATCATCCGGGCGCAGTCCATCATGTATGTGAGGGACCGGGATGATAAGACCATTGAGAAGGTGGGCCATAAGGATGGGGAGACGGTCACGGAGGAGCGCTGGGAGGTACAGCAGGCCTGGGATAAGCATGGCAATTTCCTGCAGGCGCAGGCCAGAGCCCAGAAAACGCTGGAGGGTCTTATCAAACAGTATGATGAGCTGCTACATAAAAACTGGGAGCTGGCCAGTGAGGAGCAGAAGGCGCGGATTGCAGTTCTGAAGTCCCAGGTTGAGAAGGACGAAGAAAAGCCGATCCAGATAACATTCAAGAAAGCGGGTGAAAAGTATGGAAGTTAAGATTGCTGAGACCAAGCAGGTAGAATTTTCTCTGAATGACCATTTCTTTGATTTTGTCCATGACTGGGACCATAAGATATATCTGACTGTTGGCGGTTATGGCAGTTCTAAGAGCTACCATATTGCCGTGAAGCTGATTAAGAAGCTGCTGGAGGAGAAACGCAAGGCCCTGGTGGTCCGCGAGGTATTCGATACCATCCGGGATTCCTGCTATGACCTTCTGATGGAAGTGGCCGAAGCCATGGAGGTGACAGACTATATCACGTTTACCACGTCCCCGATGCAGGTGCGCTTCAGGAACGGCAGCCGCATCATCTTCAAAGGCATGGATAAGCCGGCAAAGCTGAAATCCCTGAATGGTGTCAGTATCGTCTGGATAGAGGAGTGTTCCGAAGTCAAGTATGCGGGATTCAAGGAGATTCTGGGACGTCTCCGTCATCCGACCCTCAGCAATCACATTATTCTGTCCACAAACCCTGTGAGCAAAAGCAACTGGGTTTACAAGTATTTTTTTCAGGACAAGGCAGCCGGCTACAAGGTGTTGGATGATGAGGAACTGTATCAGAACCGAATAATGGTGGTCGGCAACACGTACTATCACCACAGCACTGTGGATGACAACTACTTTGTACCGGCGGATTACATCGAGCAGCTGGACGAGTTGCAGCAGCATGATCCAGACTTGTACCGGGTGGCCAGGAAAGGGCGCTTTGGTATTAACGGAAGGCTGGTGTTCCCGCAGTTTGAAGTACGTACCGAAAGAGAAATTGCTGAATGCATGAAGGGGATTACCAATCCGATTGAAAAGAACGGAATGGACTTTGGTTTCGTGACCTCCTACAATGCTGTGGTACGAATGATGATAGACCACGATAATAAAATTCTTTATCTGTATGACGAATATTATTCCAGAGATAAGACAGACCCGGAGATTGCGCGAGACATAGAGAAATGGAAGGGCATACTTATAAAGGCTGACTGCGCAGAACCAAAGGCAATCCGATATTACAAACAACAGGGATTCCGGATGAAGCCCTGCAAGAAGTTCCAGGGGTCCCGGGAGGTGTACACCAAAAAGGTCAAGCGGTTCAGGAGTATTGTATGCTCAGACCGATGTCAGAACATCATCAATGAGCTGAAGGAATTGACATTTGCCGTGGATAAGGATGGGGAAATCATTGAGGATGAATTCAATATTGACCCCCATACACTATCCGCTATCTGGTATGGACTGGATGATTACGAGGTATCAGACCTCAAAGGAGGCAGCATATCGGTCTTAAAGTAAAGGAGGTGGTGAGATGCCACAGGCCATGACGATTGATATTGTAAAGGAACTAATAAAGAGCTATTCCGCAGGGCACCGACGTTTTGTCCGGGAGTCCAAGGCGGCAGAACGGTATTATGAGAATAAGAATGATATTCTTTTTGGTATAGGGAAGAACCGGGACAATGACCCGCTGAGAAATGCGGATAACCGGATACCGCGGAACTTTCACGGCCTGCTGGTCAACCAGAAGGCTGCTTATATGTTTTCAGCGCCGCCGCTGTTTGATGTAGGAAATGAAAAGGCGAATAGGCAGATAGCAGACCTGCTGGGGGATAAATACGCCAAGGTATGCAAGGACTTATGCATAAAGGCCTCAAACTGCAAGGTGGCGTGGCTGCACTACTGGAAGGATGATGATGGGCAATGGAAGTACGGGGTTATTGACCCAAAGCAGATTATCCCAGTCTATTCCGCGGACTTGGACCGCCAGCTGGATGCCGTGCTGCGGAACTATAAAACCAGGGATGTTATTGACGGTAAGGCCATCTATGTGTGGGAGTATTGGACGGCAGAAAAATGCTATGTGTATAAAAAGAAAAGCAGTTCCATTTCTGAAACAGGGTTGGAGTCGTATAACGTGTATGAGCTGACCGGCTCCCCGGATGAGAGTGTGGAGCAGACGAATGTGTTTGAGCATGGTTTTGGAGAGGTGCCATTCATCCCATTTTATAACAATAATATTCCCACAGATGATTTAACCAATATAAAGCTGCTGTCAGATGCCTATGACAAGGTATTCAGCGGCTTTTTAAATGACCTCGAGGACACGCAGGAAATCATATTTATACTGACTAACTATGGGGGCCAGGACCTTAAGTCTTTCATTGCGGAACTGAAAGAATACAAGGCAATTAAGGTGGAGACTGACGGCGCTGGAGGGAGCGGAGGTGTGGAGGCCTTGACTATCAGTATTCCGATAGAGGCCAGAGAGAAATTTCTGGAGATTACCAGGAAAGCAATCTTTGAACAGGGAATGGGTGTGGATCCGGATCCGCAGAAGTTTGGAAATACCTCCGGGGAAGCGCTGAAATACCTGTACTCCCTTCTGGAGCTGAAGGCGGGCCTGATGGAGACGGAGTTTAAGCTGGGGTTTGGCCGGTTGGTACGGGCCATATGTCATCATCTGGGGGCCGAGTGTAAGCAGATAACGCAGACATGGACCAGGACGGCTATCCGGAGTGAATCGGAACTGGCTGACATCGCTACAAAAAGCACGGGCGTCATCTCCCATAAGACCATTCTTAAGAATCATCCATGGGTGGAAAATGCAGAGGAGGAAGAAAAGCAGCTGAAGAGGGAAGAAGATGAAAATGCGCAGAAGGTAGATTTGTACCAGCAGGCATTCAAGCAGCAGGGAAAACAGGAGGAAGAGGAAGGCGGTGAAGGGGATGAGACTTAAATCAGTCTGTATTAATGAGAAGGAGCAGATTTTCCTGGATGGGATAGAAGTTAATAATGTGACAGATTACAAATTAGAAAACTCCGCCGGGTCAAATGAGCCAGCGAAGTTGACGGTGACGATGTTGGTTAATGTAGACCAAGTTGGCTCTGTATTGCAGAGGTGACTACACCAACAGCGATCTCTTTTAATGCATGTAAAGACTCAGAACCAACGGATTTGGCAATAACCTTGGTTTTATTCCATGTAGTATCAGAACGTATATCAGCTAAAAACTGGTGGCCTGGATAGGTTAAGTCAAAGATTTTCCATACCCGCGGTGTTGTGTGTCCCATTATATTTATTGCTGTGGCATTAAGAAATCCTGCATCGATGAGCTGGAGGCAATGGTAGTTCAACTCGTCCTCTGAATAGTTAGGAAGTTTGTTACAAAATTCGGACATTGAATAAGCGGTATCATATTCTATTGATTCAACTGTAATTAAAATATTGCGGATACAGTCCGAATTTAGGCGCATAGAAACCTCCTTTTCTTACTCCGTACTTTTCGTCAGAATTGGCGTAAAGTCCTCGTTCTTTAGTGTTTGGGTAGCCCTGATAAAGATATTATAGACCAGAAGAAAATGAAAAGCAATGAGAGGAGGTGTGCTCCACGGCTAAAAATACAGACTATTGGGGAAAACGCATGGCTTCCCTGGAGGATGACCAGTACCAGCGCAGCGCAGCCTATTACAAGGATGTCCAGCGCCAGTACATAAGAGCCACCAACAGTATCCAGATGGACATTGGTCGGTGGTACCAGCGCCTGGCAGACAACAATGACATCAGTTATGCGGGTGCCAAGAAGCTGCTTAAGAAGAATGAGTTGGAGGAGTTCAAGTGGACGGTCGAGGATTACATAAAAGCCGGAGAGGAAAATGCAGTTGACCAGCGCTGGATGAAGGAACTGGAGAATGCATCCGCTCGTCACCATATATCCTACCTGGAGGCAATGAAGCTCCAGATGCAGCAGCATGCAGAGCTGTTATCAACGGAGTTCGAGGGGGGTATGACGGATTACCTGCATAAGGCTTATGGGGAGCAGTATTACCGAACCGCTTTTGAGGTGGCGAAAGGGACCGGGGCAGGAACCAATCTGGCCCGGCTGGATGACAGGAAGATAGAAGCTGTCATCAAAAGGCCATGGGCGCAGGATGGGGAGGACTTCTCGAGCCGTATCTGGACAAATAAGGATAAATTAGTCAGGAACCTGCATACCGAGCTGACGCAGAACATCATCCGTGGTGAGTCTCCTCAGAAAGCCGTAGACAGCCTGTCAAAGACCATGGAGGTCAGTCGGAGTCAGGCCGGGCGCCTCATCATGACTGAATCCGCGGCCATCTCATCGGCGGCTCAAAAGGACTGCTTGAAGGAACTGGGAGTGGAGAAGTATGAGATTCTGGCCACGCTGGACGGCCAAACCTCTGAAATATGCATGGATATGGACGGTAAGGTCTTTGACATGAAGGATTACAAGGTGGGCATTACAGCACCGCCTTTTCACCCCAATTGCAGGTCCACCACGGTGCCGTATTTTGATGATGAGTTCACGAACGACGAGGAACGGGCTGCTAGGGATGGGGACGGAAAGACATATTATGTTCCGGCGGACATGAAGTACCGGGAGTGGGAAAAGCGGTTTGTTGTTGAAATGCAGATAGAACCTGATATAATGAAGTCAGGAGCAGTAAGCGGGGCGAGGAATCCGAATGGAAATGCTGCGAAAGATCATGCAGAAAGATACTACGGGCTTGTACGGAGTATGAAAACCGATGTTCCTAAAATCGCAAAATCAACAGGTTATTCAGAGGAGCAGATTCAGGAGATTAAGAACTTTATTTTCTTGGATAAGCATGACCTGGGCGGCCCAGAACCAGAATATTTCGCGCCCGATTATATGATGGCCGAATCGTGGAGAAGACTGATTGATGGAAAACCGGAGTCGCACGATCTGACGCTCCTAAAGCATGAGATTAAGGAAAAGGAATTAATAGGCCAAGGATACAGTCAGGATGAAGCACATAGACTGACATCAGCGGAATATAATTACAGCAAGGAGGCGAGTAAATTCTATGCTAAAATTAAAAAATATAAAAAGGAATAACCGTGTCATAGAATGTGACATTATTCCGGAAGATAGTAAGCAAAAAGGGCATGTGGTAGTTGACATAGCTTCCGGTAATCTTCGTGAATACAGCCTGCCAGAGGGATATGAGTGGTGTAGAAATCATGTTAACCACGCACAAATCGAGTTGTTAAAATTATCAAGGGAAAAGAATATGCCAGATGAGAAATTAGTCATGTGGTATTAGTACCACCAGTCAGCAAAGGGCCGGTGGTATTTTATTTTGTCGCGATAATTGAAATAACTAAGTTTAAATGAGCACGCGGGACTATCCCGGGTGTTATTTTTACGTCCAAAAGAAAGGAAGAGACTATGAAAAAAGAAGATTTTGTCGCTCTGGGCATCAGCGAGGAGCTGGCATCCAAAGCGGAGCAGGAATCAAAGAAGGAGTTGGAGGGCTACGTCCCTAAAACGGACCTGGAGGCCCTCAACGCCACAAAGGTCCAACTGGAGAAAGACATCAAGACCAGGGACAAACAATTGGAGGAACTGAAGAAGGCCAGTGGCAGCAGCGAGGAGCTCCAGAAACAGATTACGGACCTGCAGGCAGAGAATAAGGCTGCCAAAGAGAAATATGAGGCGGATATGAAGGAACTGAAGCTGACCACCGCCATCAAACTTGCAATCGGTGACTCCGCCCATGACGCTGACCTTGTGTCCGGACTTGTTGATAAAAGCAAGCTGCTCCTGGGGGACGACGGGAAAGTCACTGGCCTTGAAGAACAGGTGAAGGCACTGAAGGAAGGTAAGGCATTCCTGTTCAAGGATTCTACTCCTGCGGCCGCCAGGCAGGGAAGCGGAAAAACCGGTTATAAACCCAAGGCCGGCGAGACATCAGAGGGTGGCTGGGCCAAGACAGTGGCGGAGAGTCTGAACAAAGAAACCTCAAAAAACCCCTATGCGGATGCATGGGCAACAAAATAGAGAAAGAGAGGAAATGACATGTATTTAGTAAAGAAGACGTACGATAATTCTCCGGAGTTCCTGCGGAATGAGCATTATGAGAACATCACCTGTACGGTACTGGACACCGGGGTGACAGCGGACACCGAGGGAAAGAAGTTTGTTCTGGCAGGCAGTCTGCTGGACAAGGATGGAAAGGTGGTAAAGGTTGCGCGCAGCGGGAGCTCCGGGGCTTATACGTACACATTTTCCACGGAACCCGTTGGCATTCTTTTCGCAACCACTGAGGTCACATACGGACAGCAGGCTGGGGCCCTGATGATTGCCGGTTCCGTCAACACGGAGCGGCTGCAGGGGGAATACCTGGTTGATGCTGTGGACCAGATGGTGGAAAAGATGCCATTTATTAAATTTTTTGTGGATGGGAGCCTGCAGGTCAAGGCTGCCACACCCACAGTATAAGGAGGATTAAGACATGCCAAGAGTAGAAGAATTATTAACACCACAGGAGCTGATTGATTATACGAAAGAAAGGCAGACCGAAGCCTATATGGGTGAGTTGCTCTTTCCGGAACGTAAGACCGAAGCAATGGAAATTAAGATGATTAAGGGTGCGTCCGACCTTCCTGTATCTGCCCATATTCATGCGTTTGATACGGAGACAGAACTGGGCTCCAGAGAAGGCGCTGATTACAGCATGCAGGACCTGGCCCTCATCAAGAGGAAAATCCGCCTGGGCGAGAAGGAAATTATTGCCCTTGAAAGTCCCAGGAATGACCAGGAAGAGGCGGAGATGGTCCGGAAGATTTACAGTGACGTGGATAACCTGGTGGCGGGAGTGAAAACCAGGGTCGAGTGTCTGAGAATGGAAGCCCTGTCCACAGGAAAGCTTTCCATCAATGAGAACGGCTTCAAGGCAAGCATTGATTATGGAATCCCGAGCACGCATAAGGCTGATAAGACATGGGGGAGCGGTGACCCCACTATCCTGGAGGATATGGATGCCTTTGTGGACCGGATTGTAAAAGACACCGGGTTCACACCAACACGGGCATTGACATCCAAGACCAATCTGAACCGCATTTTACGGGACCACAGGATACGCGCTGCAATCTACGGTGTGAACAGTGACCGGGTGCTTACCAGGGCGGAGCTGAATGCTTTCCTGGCCCAGCAGAGCCTGCCGCAGATTGCCATTTATGACAAACAGTACCGCCAGCAGGATGCAAAGGGGAAATATTCGTCCGCGCGCTTCCTTCCGGAATCAGCATTCATTATGATGCCGGATGGGAAACTAGGGGATACATTCTATGGCCTTACGGCCGAGGAGCTGGAGCTCCGTAAGAATCCGGATGTGGATGTGTCTGCTGTGGGGAATATCGTGGTGGTACAATATGACACGGTAGACCCTGTCGGCCGGTGGATTAAGGCTGTTGCCACGGCCATGCCTTCATTTCCGTATGCAGACCAGGTATTTATTGCTACCATTTCGTAAGGAGGGGCCATGGACCTAATGAAGCTGAAGGCGTTATTGGGGATACCTGAAGGCGATACAACACAGAATATCGCTCTGCAGTTCCTTATGGAGGATGTGGATGAGACTATCCGGAACTACTGCAACTTAAAAGCAGTTCCGGCAGGCTTGACCAGCACATCATACCGGATGGCAATAGACCTGTACCGGTATGAGCGTCCCGGGGATGGGGAGGCGCCGGCCCGGGTTTCATCCATATCGGAAGGGGACACATCCACCAGCTTTACAAGTGCGGCGGATGCCCTATCAGGCGGTATCCTGAAGGATTACCAGGGGCAGCTTAACCGGTACAGGAAGCTGGGGTGGTAGAATGGTAAGTGAGACAATCAAACAGGCACAGAGGATGCACAGGAAGGCCATAGAGGCCACTTACGATGGAACATGCAGGATTTATGGTATGCAGTCTGTAAAGGACCCTGTGACGAAGGTGACGAGGCAGGAGGAGACCCTTGTACAGGATGGTATAGCCTGCCATCTGTCTTACTCCAGCACGGCGCTGGCGGCCGGCAGTGATACGGTTACGGGTGTGGCACAGACCATCAAGTTGTTTCTGGAACCGGAGCCTGTGGTTCCCCCAGGCAGCCGGATTGAGGTCACCCAGCAGGGCCGGACCGAGAGTTATGCTCAGAGTGGTAAGGCCGCGGTATACTCCTCCCATCAGGAGATTCTTCTGGAGATATGGAAGGAGTATGCGTAATGGCAAAGGGCGGAAGTTTTGATTTTCGGGAAATAAAGAAGCTGCAAAAGCAGATAGAACGTCTGGAGCAGGAGAGGGATGCTTTCAACCGGGAATGCATCCAGGAATTAGCCTCCCGCCTGCTGAGGAAAGTTACGCAGAGAACACCGGTAGGCAAGGCTCCTAAACTGGATGGACCGAAGACAGTAAAGGTAAAGGGGTCTGATGGCAAGACAAAGACCTTCCTGTCAAAGAACGGCGCTATAAAGCAAAAATACTGGGCCGGATATCAGGGCGGGACGTTAAGGCGCGGCTGGACGGTGGGTGACATCCAGAGGATAGGGGATAACTACCAGATTGAAATTATCAACCCGACCGAATATGCGTCCTATGTGGAATATGGTCATCGGCAGACACCTGGGCGCTATATCCCAGCCTTAGGCGTAAGTGCAAAAAAGGCCTGGGTCCCGGGAAAGTTCATGCTTACCATATCGGAAAAAGAAATCAACGACCTGGCGCCGAAGCTGATAGAGAAAAAGCTGGAAGCAAAACTTCGGGAGGTGTTCGATGCTTAATGATATCATGGATGCTGTCACCAGGCGGCTGAATGAACTGTTTGGCGATGGTTATGAAATTTACACAGATGCGGTAGAACAGGGCCTTAAGGAGCCTTGTTTTTTTGTGCAGTTTCTGGAGCCGTCTGAAAAGCCGATGATTGGTCAGAGATACTATCGTGAGACGGCTATGTGTATCCAGTACCTTCCTGGCGATCCCCCCCAGCCCTCTCGTGAAATGAACCGGACGGCGGACATCCTCATGGACGGGCTGGAGTATATCACATTAGAGGATGGCAGCCTGCTGCGGGGGACCGGCCGCAGTCACAGGACAGAGGATGGCGTGCTCACCTTCTTTGTCAGTTACAATATGTTCGTCATGAAACCGGAGCCACAGGAGGCGTCAATGGAGGGGCTGGAGGCCAACACACAGTTAAGGAGGTTTGGGAATTGAAAGAAACAAAACAGGGAGAAGCAACATTTTTAAAACAGGAACTGCTGGAGGCGGAGTGCTACCAGGGAAAGAAGGACCTGGTGAGTGCCCTGCTGGAAGATGGCAGGAAGTATTCATTGAAAGAAGTGGATGCGGTAATAGATAAATTTATGAAAGGAAAGGTGAAATAAATGTTAGGAGGCGGAAGCTTTACGATTCAGAATAAAATACTTCCTGGGGCTTATATCAATTTTGTGAGTGCAGCCAGCAGTGTGGCGGTACTATCAGACCGTGGGACGGCGGCAATCCCTCTGGAGTTTGGCTGGGGGCCGGAAAAGGAGGCTTTCATTGTGACAGCCCAGGATTACCAGGAGCGGTGCCAGGAGATATTCGGGTATCCGGCAGATGCGCCGCAGATGTGGCAGGTCAGGGAGTTATTCAGGAACCTGATGAAAGGTATCTTTTACCGGCTCAATGGAGGAGTTAAGGCTGCTTGTGATTATGGACAGGCGAAATACAGTGGTGTACGAGGCAAGGACCTGATGCTGGTCATCAGCGCCAATGTGGACGACAGCACGAAGTTTGATGTGAAAACCATACTTGATAAAAAGGAGGTGGACCGACAGACCGTGGCAGCGGCATCAGAGCTCAAGGATAATCTGTACGTTGTGTTCAAAAAGGATGCAACTCTGGTAGCAACGGCTGGAATCCCATTTACTGGTGGGACGAACGGGGAAGCGGTGAACGGAGAGGACTATGCACAGTTCTTGGCCAAGATGGAGTCCTATACATTCCAGACATTGTGCTGCCCATCCATGGATGATGCAGTCAAGGCTGTATTTACAGAGTATACCAGACGGATGCGCGACGAGGCCGGCGTGAAGTTCCAAACAGTAGTATACCGGATGGCCGATGCAGACTATGAGGGAATCATATCCGTGGAGAACAAGGCGGCAGAGCTGGAGCAGGGGCTTGTGTACTGGACCTGCGGGGTTCAGGCGGCCTGTGCGGTTAACAAGACCAACGAGAACCGCGTATACGATGGTGAACTCACGGTGGATGTGGATTACACGCAGGAACAGCTTGCGAGGGCTGTCCGTTCAGGAAAATTCATGTTCCATCGCGTAGGTGATGATGTGCGAGTCCTGATGGATATTAACACGTTGGTGACCTTTACGGAAGAGAAGAAGGAAGATTTCTCGAATAATCAGACTGTGCGCGTCCTGGACCAGATTGGTAATGATATCGCATCTATGTTCAACACAAAGTACCTGGGAATCATGCCGAACGATGACGCGGGCCGGGTGAGCCTCTGGAACGACATTGTGACCTACAATAAAGAACTGGCAAGGCTGCGGGCGATTGAGGCCGTGGAGGCAAAAGAAATCACGGTAGAGCGCGGGAACAGCAAGCGGTCTGTTGTGGTGAATTGCCCGGTGACACCGATTAACTGTATGTCGCAGTTATATATGACAGTAGTTGTTTCATAAGGAAGGAGATACATATATGCAGTCAATGAATGCAAAGGATGCCGTGAGCGCATCCCTGGCGGAGTGTTTTGTCACGATTGAAGGGAACCGCTATAATTTTATGCAGGCCATTAACCTGGAGGCCAGCATAGAGAAAACAAAGTCTGAAATCCCTATTCTGGGGAGGACCGGAAAAGGAAATAAGACAACCGGCTGGAAGGGGAGCGGGTCCGCGACCTTCCACTACAATACCAGCATCTTCAGGGAGCAGTTGTACCGATACAAGGAGACCGGACAGGATGTGTATTTTGATATCCAGATAACCAATGAGGACCCGACTTCCAGTGTGGGACGGCAGACCATCATCCTGAAGGATTGTAATGTTGACGGAGGAATCCTGGCGAAGTTCGATGCGGATGCGGAGTATCTGGACGAAGACCTTGATTTTACCTTCGAGGATTGGGAGATGCCGGAGCAGTTTAGTCACTTGCAGGGAATGCAGTAAGAAAGAGAGGATAAGAGAATATGGGAGATTTAAGCTGTTTTTTAGCGCAGAACGCAGTCAAGGCGGAAAACGTAAAGCATGTGGTATCAAGGCGCTTTCTGGATAAGGCAGGAAGGCCAATGGAATGGGAAATACAGTCCATCACATCAACCGAAGATGAGGCGTTAAGACGAGAGTGTACTAAAAGGGTGCCGGTAGTTGGTAAAAAGGGACAGTATACCCAGGAAACAGACTATAATCAGTATCTGGGGAAACTGGCATCTAAATGTACGGTATTTCCGAATCTCAATGATAAAGAACTCCAGGACTCCTATCATGTGATGGGGGCGGATACGCTTTTGAAAGCTATGCTGACAGCGGGGGAGTATGCTAATTATCTGGAGAGGGTGCAGGAAGTCAACGGATTCGATGTGCCAATGGAAGAACTGGTTGAAGATGTAAAAAACTAATTGATGGGGGCGATATGGAAGCGAATCTTGCTTACTATTGCCTCCATAAGCTGCATAAGTGGCCGCATGAGTTCCTGGCTTTGGATAGATACGAAAAGGCTGTCGTGATTGCATCTGTTGAAACTAAGCTGGAGCATGACAGGAAAGAGGCACAGAAGGCCAAGAGTAAAAGAAAGAGGTAGAAATAATTGGCAATCCACGCTATAATAAGGATAGATTATTATGGCGTGGAGGTATTGAGGATGGGAGCACAAAATAAGGTTATTGCTGGTGATTATATTGGTAAGATGACAGGGGTTAGTTTGGGGCAATTATATATTGCTACATCTTTTGGAAAGCCAATGTATTTAAATAAACAAAATATTGAAGCATATGAACTAATAACAGATGAGCAGAGAAAGAGTGCTGCCAGTGGAGTTATTAGAGGAGCTGTAGGAGCTACTTTGTTGGGACCAGTCGGATTATTGGCAGGACTATCAGCAAAGAATAAAGGAATTTATACAGTTGCTATAAAGTTTAAAGATGGAAAGAACAGTTTGTTAGAGGTAGATGACAAATTTTACAAAGCATTGATAAAAACGATGTTTTAGAAATATGAGGTGACAAGAGCACCCGGAGAAATCCAGGTGCTTTTGCTATGGATGAACTAACACAATTATTGATTGTTGGTTTTTGACACAAAGAAAAAGGTAGAAATAATTTACCATCCACGCTATAATGGGGATAGATTATTATAGGGTGGAGGTAGTGAGGATGGGACTGTTTGGGAAAAAAAATAAGTATCCAAAGGAATTCAAGGATATATATATTGCGGTTGGCTTAGGTGTGGCAGAAGGAAGCCCATGTTCCATTATTGCAAATGAAGATACACTTTCAATTATGTGCAATGGGCAAGAGTTCATTCTGAAAATAGGTAATATAATTTCCTATGAATACAAAATGGATGTTGAAATCGAAAATAGCATTCAAAATGGTAGCGTATTGAAGGGGATGATTGGTGGGGCTGTTTTTGGTATTCCGGGTGCGATTGTTGGCGCTCTACCGAAAACGAAGCAAAAACGTCTGGTTACAGGGACTATAATGATTAAGTATCAGGGCAATACGGATGAGCAAACAATTATCTTTGTTAGTGCGCCTAATACATTAGGATGTGCTCAGATATCGGATGAATTAAAGCCTAAAGTGATAAACATTGAAGAAAAGCATCCAATAAAAAGAATTGAATTATAAAGCAGAGCACCCGGAGAAATCCAGGTGCTTTTGCTATGGATGAACTAACACAATTATTGATTGTTGGTTTTTGACACAAAGAAAAAGGTAGAAAAAGTTTCTAATCCACGCTATAATGAGGATAGATTATTATGGCGTGGAGGTATTGGGGATGGGACTGTTTGGGGGTAATAAGGAAGCCTGTTCTATATGTGGTGGACAGAAAGGTGTTAAGCAGATAGCAGATGGATATGTTTGCAAGGATTGTATTGCTAAATGCGGGGTATGTTTAATTACACTTTCATGGAAAGATATTTTTCTAAAAAGAGTAAAAGATGCTATTAATGACAATGAAATAAATCAACAGAGAAGTAGAATATTTCATCAAACTAAAGTTATTGAAAAAGAACTTCTTATTGATGAACAAAATAGGCTGTGGAAATTAAAATCATACGGGAATCTGTATTTCACATATGGCGATATTATTAATTATGAATGTCAAAAAAATGGTATTGGAGTTTTGTCTGTAGGTGTAGGTAGCGCCTTGGTAGGAGGATTATTATTTGGTGGTGTCGGTGCGATTCTGGGAGGATTATCGGGCTCTAAAAAGAAGGAAGAAATAAATGAATTTAAAATCATTGTTAATCTTTATAATAATTCGTATCCTCAGTTAAGCATAAATTTGTTACCTACCGGAAAAGTAAAATCAGATTCAATACTTTTTAAGTCTTACTGTGAAAAGGCTGAAAAGATAATGTTAGGGTTAAGTAATATGGGAGGCTTGGAGAAAAGTATTGAAGGCGGTAATAATGCGGAAATGTCACCAGCTGATGAGATTCTAAAATACAAAAGTCTTCTTGATGCAGGAGCTATTACCCAAGAGGAATATGAAGCCAAGAAGCGACAACTTTTAGGTTTGTAAAAGCAGAGCACCCGGAGAAATCCAGGTGCTTTTTAGCGTGCCTATATATATGAGTATCAGTTGTCACTACTAATCTCAGCCAAAGAGAATTTTAGATATTTCCAGGTATCGTCTTTTATTTTTTTTAATTCGTCCCATGTGAGGCACACATGAATAGGATTGGTTATATCCTTACTAAAAAGCAAAAATTTTTCATTATCTGTATTTTTTATTATATAACCAAGGGAATCAAAGAATTTATAGATGTCACTATCATCTAAGATATTTTCCTTGTATTCTAATCCAAGCAAATCCGCAAGTGGAATTTTTAATCCATTGGCTATCTGCTGTAGTTGTGTAATGTCTGGGGTGCGTTGATTTGTTTCATAGCGACGAATACTCATAAGGGATATATTAGAGGCAGAAGCCAACTGAGATTGTGTTAAATTAGCTGCTTTTCGATAATGCCGTATCGTTTTTCCAATATTTTCCATGATTTCACCTCATTTCTTAAGTATAGTATAACACAAAAGTACCGAATGGAACAGCGTAAAAATTAATGCTTGACAAATGTTCCGAAAGGAACTAAAATGTCTATAACGAAGTGTTCCGAATGGAACGTTAAAAGGAGGTGAAATTAGATGAAGAGAGTTGTAGCAGATATGGACGATGACTTATGTAAGCAGCTTAAACTCTACGCTGTGGAAACAGATAAGTCAGTAAAAGACATCATTGTGGACCTTGTTAAAAAAGAACTTGAAACAAAAAAAGAGCAAACACAGTAACTTTGGCCGGTAACGTGTTTACTCCGATGCGGAACCCGTTAACAACAGGAATCCATGTATTTAATTATAAAGGATTCCGCCTGTATTTTCAAGGAGGAAAATTTATTTCATGAAAAAGAATGAAGTCATGGTATTTGAGAATGAAGAGCTAGAATTGCAGGTTCGGACACTTCTGAATAGTGATGGAAGCATATCAGTCAGTGCAGAAGATACCGCAATGGGATTTGGGTGGTACAGAATTAAGAATGGTAAAGATTATGTCATGTGGGATAGGTTTAACGGATTTTGCGATGAATTAGGCTTTCCACACAAGTGTGGAAAAGATGATTATATCCCCGAAAGCCTGTATTATCTCCTTGGAATGAAAGCCAACAATGAGAAGGCGCAGAAATATCAGCGTTGGCTGGCTATAGAAGTACTCCCCACCCTTCGCAAGACCGGATTATACGAGATGCCAAAGAAAGAGAAATCAACTTCCCCGAAACGTCTCCCGCTTTCCAGTGTCAACATGATGGTGAAGAACGTCATGAGCACCTTGGAGAAAGCTAAAGTTGAGCCTGTATTTGTTGCCGCTGAGGTAAAGCGTCTTTATACTGATTTAGGATACGATGTGAAGGCTCCGCTACTGACAGACAAGGAAAAGATGCCAAAACTTTACGACTGCACAGAGATTGCCAAAGAGTTGGCCATCTACTCCACCAGTGGTAACCCACATAACCGGGCAGTGGGTGCTATCATCAAAAAGTTACATATTCCAGAAAGTGAGATTGTGACCACAGCTTTTAGCAAGAATGGTCACGAGGATGTAACAATCCAGTATAAACCGTCAGTTTTAGAAGATGTGAAACTATGGCTGGCTGAGAACAACTATCCAACAAAAATACCTTATGTAGACTCCAAGGGCAATTCTAAGACCTGCACGGTAGCTTATAAGGAGGTGGCGTAAGATGAAAGAGTTGCAAATTTTTAACAGCGAGGAATTTGGACGGATAAGGTCAGTAGTAATTGACAACGAGCCGTGGTTTGTTGGGAATGATGTTGCTAAGGCATTGGGGTATTCGAAAGTTTGGGATGCCATAAAAACCAATGTAGATGAGATGGATACCAGTTTAATGGGGGTCATGGATTCATTGGACAGGAAACAGCAAACTACAATTATCAACGAATCAGGCTTATATTCCCTTATTTTTGGAAGTAAACTGGAAACAGCTAAACAGTTCAAGCGCTGGGTAACATCCGAAGTTCTTCCGGCCCTTCGTAAAACTGGTACATATTCCGTGACCACTACTTGTCAGTACCCAGTATCGGCGGCTATTGAAAGTGCAACAAATGCGGGTCGTCTCTTTGAACGTATTATGAAAAGTGAGGGTATTCCTCCCCACGAAATTGCAATGGCAGTACGAGATATATTCCTCCAGGCTGGCATTAATGTGCCAGATTATGTTATCAGAATTCCAGCGTATGAGCAGTTGGCAATGACCTTTGGCAAAAGTGGGGAGGTGGCATGCTCATGACATATCCTGTGGATGAACCTGTGTTTATAGCACAATGGTTATCTGTTATTAATAATGCAGATGAAACGGACAAGGAATTTGCCACGGCAACGGTTCAGGCAATCAATCGTGCGTACTATGCTGGCCTAAAAGATGGTAAGGAGGAGGCCGCAGTATGCAGAGATTAATAACCATTCCCGTAAAGCAGTACGAGAAGATGCTGCAGACTTATGATGACGTAGTCAAGGAACTGATGGCCTTGCGGGAGCAGTTAGAAGAATATAAGAAGCAAATAAGCTAGAATAATCAGAACGTCCTTCGGGGCGTTCTTTTTATACACATTTTTCAATGAAAGGAGGTTTTTATGGCTACGATACAATCATCCCTGCAGTTATATGATGGTATGTCCCCTGTATTGAGGAAGATAACCAATGCTATGAATATTGCCATATCATCATTTGAAGACATGTCTAAGGCATCCAGTCAGCCTTTTGACACTGCTCGTCTGCATGACGCAAGAAAGCAACTGAATGAGGCAGAGGCAGAAATCAATCAGATAGATGAAGCAATGGAGCGGGCCAGAAAGGGGGAAGAAAAACTTAACCAGAGTATGGCACAGGGAAGGAAAGAAGCGGGCGGATTAAGAGAAACCTGGGAAAAAATTTCTGGTACTTTGGGTATGGCTGGAATTGCTGTTGGCGCAAAGGAAATTCTGTCTGGTGCAAATGATAAGAGGGCGGCAGGCAATACGTTGCAGACCCAGACTGGTATGCAGGGAGATACCTTGGAAGCGGCAAAGCAGAGTATGGAAAATCTGTATATTGATAACATGGGTGAAAGCCTGGATGATGTGGCACGAAGCATGTCAACTGTCTACCAAATAACAGGCCGTACTGGCACCGGCTTGGAACAGATGACCAGGGCCGGGATACTGCTGAGGGATACATTTGGATACGAAGTTACTGAGAGCATGAGGACTGCTGAGATGATGGAAAAGCAGTTTGGCGTGTCTGGTGCACAGGCATTTGACTTAATTGTCCAGGGAGCACAGGCTGGGCTTGATAAGAATGGCGACCTTTTGGATACCATAAATGAGTATTCTGTGCAATTTAAAAAGCTGGGATTTGATAGCACGGATATGTTTAATATGTTGATTAATGGCGCACAGAGCGGTACTTTTTCAGTTGACAAACTAGGAGATACAATTAAAGAGTTCTCAATCCGCTCTATTGATGGTAGTAAGACCACCCAGGAAGGCTTTAAGGCAATCGGGTTGGATGCCAATAAGATGGCGATAGCATTCGGGCAGGGCGGGGAAACGGCAAAGCAGGCCTTCCAGCAGACCATAGACGCAATTAGCCGCATGGATGACCCTATTAATCGGAATATTGCCGGTGTCAATCTTTTTGGAACCATGTGGGAGGATTTGGGGTATGAGGGAGTCATGGCCCTGGCGAATCTCAATGGCTCGGTGGAGCTGACAACTCAGAATTTAGAGGACTTAAACAATGTCAAATATGATGATGCAACAAGCGCCCTGGCCTCCCTGGGGCGTACCATAAATATGGGATTGTCGGGTGTGGTTGGGAGCGTTGTAAACGTAGTAACCCGGCACATGAATGATTTTACGGCAGGATTGCAGGGGGACGCAAGCCAGATACAAGGAATATTCGGAGGAATTGGTCTTGTGGCAGGAATTATTGGTAGGGCGATATCAGATAATTGGTCGATTATAGAACCCATTATGTGGGGCGTAATTGCTGTATTGAGTGTTTATGCGGGATATTTAGCTCTTACAAATGGGATAGAATTAATTAGCAAAGGAATAAAAATTGCATCTTGCGTGGCTGCATATGCTCACGCAGCGGCAACTGGCATCGAAGTGACAGCAACGGCAGCGGCAACAGCGGCTCAGTATGGATTTAACACGGCCCTACTTGCTTGCCCTATTACTTGGATAATTATAGCCATCATTGCTCTTATAGCAGTTTTCTATATGGTCGTGGCATGGATTAATAAAATACAGAATACATCTATTTCCGCAACAGGAATCATCTGTGCCGCCTTTGCATTTGCGGGAACTGTTATCTGGAATACGGTCATTGGTATCCTTAATGCTATCATACAAAGTGCATGGTCAACGTTTGTTGAGCCATTCCTCGGTATAATTGAATGGGTATTGAATGCAACAAACGGAGGTTTTGACAGCTTTGGTGGCGCAGTGGCAAATTTAATAGGCCAAATTATATCTTGGTTTTTATCACTGGGAAAGGTGGTTACACAGATAATTGATGCCATATTCGGGACAGATTGGACATCAGGCTTGTCATCATTGCAAGATAGCGTAATTTCATGGGGAAAAAGTAATACAGCCATAACAATTGACAGGAATGCGCCTGAACTAAATGGCAGAATAGCGTACAGTGATGCCATAAACGTAGGATATCAGTTCGGCCAGGGAATAGACAAAAAAGTGAGTGGCGTTTTTGATGGTATCAACAATCCCTTTGATGGAGTAGGCGGAGCACAGGATACATGGGACGGAATCCACAATAATACCGGCGACACGGCAGGCAACACCGCCGCAATGGCCGACTCCATGGACGTTCTAGACGAGGACCTCAAATACATGCGTGATGCCGCGGAGCAGGAAGTAATCAACCGTTTCACCCTGGCCGAACTTAAGGTGGATGTCAAGAACAGCAACACCCTGACCAAGAAAACCGATTTTGACGACATGGGCCGGGCGCTGTCCATGTTCACCAGTGAGTTCCTGGCATCCGCAGCGGAAGGAGGGCATATCTGATGGCATACGAAGTGTACATAGACGATATGCTCCTTCCCATCCCTCCTCAGAAAATACCCATCAAGTATCCAGGCCAGAATGAGACAGCCACTCTGATTAATGGAGAGGAAATAAACATAACCCGGCCTCCGGGCCTTGCGGAAATCAGCGTTGACGTGGTCCTGCCCCAGATGGACTATCCATGTGCCATGTGGGACGGGAGTGTGGAAGATGCGGAGGAGTTCATCAGCCGCTTGCAGGACCTTAAGGAGAGTGGGGACGCCTTTGAGTTCATCATCATCCGAGATTCCTTCGACACCAACATGGATGTGACCCTGGAGGACTACAAGGTGTCGGATGATGTGAAGGAGGGCCTGGATTTGGTGGTATCCGTCACCATGAAGGAAGCCAGGCATTATGGAACGAAAATTATGAATTTTACTATTATAGAAGATCAGGCAACTCCAACGGCTGAAACACCGGAGGAGAATCGCCCGGCTGAGCAGCCGCAGGCCAAAACGTATACTGTAAAATCAGGGGACTGCCTGTGGAACATTGCAAAGAAGCAGCTGGGGGATGGGAGCCGGTGGAAGGAGATTCATGATTTAAACCGGGATAAGATTAGCAACCCCAACTTAATTCACCCTGGCCTGGTGCTAGTGATGCCATAAGGAGTTGAAACAATGAATGTGCATGTATATATACAAAACGGACAGACAGTCTATGAGCCGGCCGTGAAAGGGAGCATAACCTGGGAAACCCAACGCAAGGGACAGCCAGGGAAATGCTCCTTCTCCATTATATCAGATGGAAAACTTAAAATCGAAGAGGGAAACGCCGTCCGGCTGGATGTGAATGGGACCCCCACGTTCTTCGGTTTTATCTTTGAGCGGAGCTGGGGCAGTGACGGAGAGGTCAAGGTCACGGCTTATGACCAGCTCCGGTACCTTAAGAATAAGGACAGCTACAATTATGAGAATAAGACAGCGGGTGAGGTTATCCAGATGATTGCTGATGACTTCAATCTACGGACAGGTACCCTGGAGGACACTGGGTACCCGATACCTTTCCGGAATGAGCCAGATACGGCACTGTTTGATATTATCCTGAATGCCCTGGACCTGACCATGATGGCCACAGGGAAGATGTTCGTGCTGTATGACGATGTCGGGAAACTTACTCTCAGGAATGTAGAGGACATGAAGCTCAATGTGATGATTGATGACGAGACGGCCCAAGACTATGACTTTACAGTCAGTATTGATAAGAATACCTATAATCAGATTAAGCTGTTCTGTGAAAATGATGATTCAAAGAAACGTGATGTATTTATGACCAAACACACGGAGAATATCAACAAGTGGGGTGTCCTGCAGATGAGCGAATCCCTGGACAAGGGGGTGGACGGTCAGAAGATAGCGGAGACGTATTTGGGCCTGTACAACCGTCCCTCTAAAAGCCTATCCATCAAGAAAGCATTTGGTGATATCAAGGTACGGGCCGGAAGCCTTATACCCGTGTTCTTGGATGTGAAGGACATGCAGCTCAGGAACTATCTGCTGGTGGAAGCCGTCACGCATTCGATTGATAAGGGTGTTCATGCCATGGACCTAACATTGAAAGGAGCTGGAATAAGTGGATAATGATTGGATTGAGAATTTAAGGAACATTTCACGGCAGGCAGAGGAGGCGGCAAAACCGTGCAGCGTACTCTTGGGAACTGTAACGGGGACGTCTCCGGTGGCAGTGCAGATAGACCAGAAGATAACTGCCACAGCCGGCCAGCTGCTCATACCACGGTATCTGACGGACCATGTGGAACAGATGTCAATACCGGGAGTGGGTGATGTTGCGGTCACGGTGAAGAATGCCCTGAAAGGCGGGGAGGCGGTTATATTGGTACAGAAACGAGGGGCGCAGCAGTACCTTGTGATTGACCGGTATTAGGAAGGAGGTGCGTGATGCTGCCAAAGACAGGAGATATTTTAAGAGCGGATTTTACTATCCGAAAACAGCCGTCAAAGACATATAGGTTGAAGGATGGAAGGGTGATAGGGAATGTGGAGGGAATAGAGGCTGTAAAGCAGTCCGTATTTTGTATTCTGAACACGGAGCGGTTTGAACACATCGTTTACAGCTGGAATTATGGTAGAGAGTTCACAGACTTGTATGGTGGGTCAATGGGCGTGTTGGAGTCTAAGATTAAAAAGCGGATTAAGGAAGCATTGATGCAGGACGACCGAATACGAAGTGTCGGGGCTTTTTCTTTTACACGATATAAAAATCAAGTCATCGTAACCTTTACCGTTTCCAGTGATGCGGGAGTGTTTGCAGTTGAAAAGGAGGTGTCAGTAAATGTATGAAGACGTAACATATGAGGAAATCTTGAAGCGTATGCTGGACCGTGTTCCAAGTGATGTTGACAAAAGGGAAGGGTCAATCGTCTATGATGCATTGGCTCCAGCCGCGGTGGAAATCCAATTGATGTACACAGAATTACATGCAGTGTTGAATGAATTGTTCGCGGATACGGCTAGCCGTGAGGATTTAATCAAGCGAGCATTAGAGCGTGGCTTGCATCCGAAAGAGGCCACATATGCAGTACTAAAAGGTGAATTTGACTTGGATATTCCCATTGGCAGTCGTTTTTCGTTGGAGACATTGAACTATGTGGCAGTCGAACGTATTGCTAAGGGGCAGTATAAAATGCAGTGTGAGACTATAGGTACAGCAGGGAATACGCTGTTTGGGACACTCATACCGATTGAGTATATCAGAGGGCTGTCACAGGCAGAACTAACAGAATTGCTGATTCCGGGAGAGGACGAGGAAGGGACGGAACAGTTCCGGCACCGTTATTTTGATAGTCTGCATTCACAGGCATTTGGTGGAAATATAGCGGATTATCGTGAAAAGGTGAATGGCATTTCTGGCGTGGGAGGTGTCAAGGTGTATCCGGCCTGGGATGGAGGAGGGACCGTTAAGCTGGTAATCATTAACTCGGAATATGGAATCCCGTCGAATGAACTAATCCAGGCGGTAAAGGATGTGATTGATCCAGATTCGAATACAGGTGCAGGATATGGCCTGGCACCCATTGGCCACACGGTTACCGTAGAAGGAGCGGTAGAGGAGCGAATTTCCTTTATGTCCAATATTGTCTATCAGGCGGGCTACAGCTTTGAGAGATGCAGAGAGGATATTTTCCAGGCAATTGATGCATATTTTCATGAACTGAACATGGCTTGGCAGGATGATGTTCAGACAGTTGTGAGGGTGTCACGAATTGAGGGACGCCTGTTGGATATCGAAGGTATCGTGGATGTCTATGATACAAAGATTAATGGAAGTCCCGGTAATCATGTACTCTCTTCCGGTTCAATCGCGATAAGGGGGGATATAAGTGGATGATAAGAGGGGGCAGCCAGGCCGGATACTGGATTTAGCCAGGTATGTCCCGGATTTCCTGCGGGAAGTAAAGGAATTCAGACAACTCTATGGGGCGCAGGAAGGTGAATTGAAACGGCTGTATGGAGACCTGGATTCGCTATGGAAGGACAGCCTAATTCCTGATGCCACAATTCAAGGGATTAAGCGATATGAGCTGATGTTGGGTCTAAAACCATATTCTGGAGACACGCTGGAAGAACGCAGGTCAGCAGTTTCGCTCAAATGGGACCAACAGCTTCCCTATACACTTCCCCGCCTTAAGGAGCGCCTGGCGGTAATCGTGGGGAACGATGGGTACATATTACGAGTGAGCGACAAGACGTATGAGTTGGAGTTGTGGATTGTTGATCAGCCATGTCGCGTATTACAGGAACTTCGGGATATGACACGGCAGATGATACCAGCCAATCTGTTGTTTATTTTTGCTGGTTTATATCCGATAGAGATACCAGTCAATACAGCTACATCAGGTAGGTTGGAATTGACCTCCAATTTCTATGCCCGATATAACCGTGAGTTCTTGTACTTGGATGGAACGTGGAAATTGGACGGGACTTATTTACTCAATGGGTACAAGAAGACAGCGGGACTGGACCTGTATCCATTTGGGATGTTAATAAGGGGTAACCTATCGGCCAGGAATGTAGTAGATGGCAGAGCAGTTGGTATGATATCAGAAGTATTTGAGGAGATAAAGGTCCACACTGCATTACTGCTGCGATCGTCCATGCTGGCAGGGACCAGAGTGGGAGTGCAGCAATGGCTCAGAGGATACACGGCAGTCTCAGTAGATACAGAGGTGCGGACTGCCTGTCAGACTGACGCGACAGTGTACCCAAAAATGCAGGAAGTACTGACGCTACACAGTGACGAAGAGGTAAATGCCTCCATGGTTTCCGTGTCCGGGATATTACAGCAGGTATCTACCGGGCCTGAGATGATTTGCAAGCTGACTGTCGAGAACGACTTATGGTATCTTGATGGGACTTACCTGCTGAATGGAACCAAATTATTAGACGCAGAGATTTTTGAATATGAACTATGAAAGGATGGTAAGACAATATGGCACAAGGAGTAATCACAGAGATAGGATGCAAGAAACTGTGTAGGTCACATGCAGGGGACCAGACACTGCCAGCAATCACCCAGATGGCCTTTGGGTCTGGTGGTGTGGATGCGGATGGGAATGTTATTGAGCCAACCGGAACTGAGACGGCACTTAAGGCGGAACTGCTTAAGAAGGATATCGGCAGGCCCCGCTCTACCATTCAGCAGGGCAGCCACAGTTATGCGGATAATAAGGACCCCCCCTGCCGATACACGGTACGTTTGGGTAAAGCGGAGCTGGCTAATCAGAATATATCCGAACAGGGATTATTTGATTCAGACGGTGACCTGATTGCATATAAGACGTTCCTGCCAAAAGGCAAGGATGATGACATGGAGTTCATTTTTGATATGGACGAGGTATTTTAAAGGAGGTGCAGGATGGCAGATTTCCCAATCACTGAAGCCCCGGAATTTTCTGGGACGATGGCGCAGATAACAAATCAGGACCGTGGGGCGCCAGATACATTCAACCCACGGTATCAGAAGTTGTTGGATAATGATAACTATTTAAAAAAGAGGACTGAACGGGCAGGAATAATCATCCCGGTCTCTATTCTGGCCTCGGACTGGTCTGCTGAAGCCCCATATACCCAGACTGTGCCGATAGAGGGGCTGACAACGGAGGACAACCCCATACTGGTAAAGGTGATTGCAGACGGGGCAACGCCGGAACAGGTGAAAGCGTATAACAAGGCATTTGGAATGATTGACGATGGGGACACGGCAGATGGGCAGGCAACATTTAAATGCTACAATAAGAAGCCCACGATTGATATGACAGGCGGGAGCGGAGGCGGAAGTGGAAGTGACGAGTGCACAGCCACGCTGGACCATGTACTGGCTGGGGAGACTGCGGTCACATCGGACAGTAATGACGAGCCTGGCACAGGGCGAATGACAGTCAACAGTATAATGTCTTTTAGTGTAGCGCCGTATTCTGGGCGGCGCGTATTAGTAAAATGGCAGAATCCAAACCCCACTCCAGGGAAACCATTTGGTGGGGTTATCGTTAAATGTATGGCAGGCAGATATCCAGCATGGAATGAACCTGATGCCAACCTTGCCGCGGGATATGCTGGAGTTGGTAGTAATACAGCTCCGGGTGGTTGGTCACAGGTATTTATGGATATGCCAAATCTCAATACCTTATATTACTTTACATGTTTTGGATATGCAACAACAAGCTTTGGAGATATATGGAGTCCGGTATATGACCCAGCATCTATCAAGCAAGCAACCGTAGCCACTGGTGGAGTGCAAAATATTACAATTACTGGTACACAGGTATATACAATACCAGATGGATTCAGCACTATTGACGTATTCTGTGTTGGGGGTGGAGGTAATGGCAGTGAAGTATCAAGAAATCTTTCATCAACAAACCCATTACATGGCGGAGCTGGAGGCGGTGGTGGGTATACAAATACTGCCAAAGGTGTACATGTAACTCCTGGACAACAAATAGCCGCTACTGTAGGTGGTGCTTGCGCTGCAACTTCATTTGGAAATATCTGCACTGCTGGTGGCGGACAGTCTGGTATAGTGGTTGGCGCCTCAAGAGTGCAGGGAGGAAATGGAGGTTCCGGCGGTGGCGGAGACGGTGACGCATGGGGGTATGCCTATCGAAATGGTGGTAGTGGTGGACAAGACGGTGGGAATGGTAGACCTGGAGGAGGAACTGGAGAATATGCATCACAAACATTAAATCCTGGTACTGGTCAGGGTAGAACCACAAGAGCATTTGGTGAAGCTGGTAATACACTATATTCTGGTGGTGGTGGTTCCGGTAGTGGGTACTGGCAAAGTGGTAGTTCATCAGAAGGACACTATTGGACCGGTTATTATGGCGGAGCTGGAGGGGCTGGCGGCGGAGGAAATCCAGCTACTAATGGTGGAGCAGGTACTGGTGGAGGCGGCGGCGGCCAGAATAGACCATATGGTGACCAATCATATAGACCATACTGTGGACCAGTTGGATACGGTGGTTCAGGAGTAATATTGTTAAGACTATATTAAGTAAGGAGGATGTAAATTATGGTAGCACATGAAGTATATGCATTGGTGCATGATGAAACAATCAGGGATGTTTGTGTTGCATATAGCTATGAAGATGCAAACAGGGTTGCAAGGATTGTATATGGTGATACTGCATTTGCCGTTGATTGCATGCAGTACGTTTGTGAGAGGAATGACAAGTATATTAATGGTGTATTCTTTAAGGCCGATGGTGTTACAGTAATTGACAGATTGCCAACTGACAAGGAAGAGATCCAGCAGCTAAGGGCAGATAATGCCCAACTTACAGTGGCTATGGCAGATATCATTGGAGGTGCAGTGTGATGAATGAAATATTTAAAGCGATAGTTATTAAGGGGCTCAGAATAAGGAAGAATCAAGGAGAGGAGCCGGCAGACATCCTGGAAGGTTACAGGAACCTGACAAAAGGCGAGAAGGTCGAGATACTGGCGGTATTGGAAAGGAGCAGTAATGGGTAAGATATGGATACCTGGGGGCGGTGATGGCGCTGACCTGGATGTGATAACAGCAGCGTCATCGGATGTACGCAAAGGGAAAGTGATCGTAGATAAAGACGGAAATCCATTGACGGGAATCATGGCGGAAATAGCCGCCAAGACTTACACGCCTGGGACATCTAACCAGGTTATTGCGGCTAATCAGTTCCTGGCCGGAGCACAGACTATTAAGGGGGACGGGAATCTAAATGCAAATAATATTGTTTATGGGAAGCCTGTTTTAAGAGCCATAATATTGTTTATGGGAAGAGCATTTTTGGCGTTTCCGGAAATGTGCGGAAGTATGCGAGTATAACTAAAACCCTTACATCATCTACCAGTAAAGTCAATTTTACGGGAGGTGATTGCTCCATATACGCTTATTATGTGAGTATTAGCAATATTGGCTTCACACCTCTCTATGCATCAATTGTAGGAGAACACGCTGATTACACCCCTATTCATGGAGGAGGAGATGGATGGGGGTTTGCTTATGCTGAAAGAAGCAACAGAAGTAGTTATGGAACCCAATTTTTATATTGGCTTAATGGTGGATACTATTCCTTAAACTCCGGCTTGGTAAGACTCCCAGCGGGATCAATAAACGGGGGAAGAAATATGACAGTTAAAGTATTTGGTTACTATTAATAATATCCGGCAACACAGTACCAGACAGTACCATTTTCAATACATGGTAAGACAGCATTGGTACTATTTACATGCCAGGCACCACTCATATTAAAATCAAATCGGTAATTCCATCCAGCACAGTGGGCAGGATTGCCTGACCAAAATCCCACTAGGGCACCATCTGTCCAGGCAATGCACGATACATTAAACCCTGTTGGTATTGTCGCCTTATACATTGACCTTCCAGGATCATATCCAGCACTGATAGAGATGCTTGCAGTACCTGAGGATGATACGGTACTGTTTTTCACGGCATACTTCCGGACATTGCCGGCCACCCCAAATATAGACTTCCCATAAACAATATTATGGCTCTTAAAACAGGCTTCCCATAAACAATAGTATCGCAAGATAGGAAACATACCTATACTTGAAACCATCATTAATAAACAGTATATCACAAAGAAAGGATTATGAAACATGAAAGCATTAGTAATCTATGACGACACCGGCCGTATTTGGACTATTATGTATGGCGAGGAACGGGTACCACAAGGCCTGCAGTGCATGTGGGTAGATATTCCCGATGGTGCGAGACTGGACCATATTGATGTGACCAATGCTGGTAATCCACAGCCGGTCTTTGCGTATCTGCCTGAGTCAGATATTGGACGTCTGCAGGAACAAGTGGTAAGTCTGGGTGACCAGCTTACAGAGGCACAGTTGGCACTCACAGAACAGTATGAGGCCAATCTGGCACTGGCCGAAGAGGTAACCAATACCCAGCTGGCCCTGACAGAAATTTACGAGGGAATGGAGGTGTAAGGAATGGCAAGTTATATGGTAATTGTATATGCGGACCTTATTCGCAAGGGCAAGAAGACGATTGAACAGGTCCCGGAGAAGTTAAGGGCGGAAGTCGAGGCAGTACTCAATGCTTAGGCTGCTGCTCTTTTTATTATTGAGGAAGGAGGTGGATACCATGGCAGTCATCTATGCGACCCTGATTGTGAAGGGGAGGAAAACATTCGGACAGGTCCCGGATAAAATTAAGGACCAGGTGCGCCAGGTACTGGTTGACCTGGAGTGTGAAGAACTGATTACTGAGTAAGGAGACATCATGGGCGAGATAATACAGTACATAGTTGTCCATTGGGTGGAGTGGCTGTTTGTGGCCATATCCACCTTTTTAGGCTTATGTTACCGGCAGATGGCAAAACGGCAGAAGGAGGAGAGCCGGAAAAATGCCGCACTTCACGATGGTATGCAGGCACTTTTGAGGGACCGTATCATACAGGCCTACAATCATTATCAGGACAGGGGTTACTGCCCTATATATGGCAAAGAAAATGTTAAGCGGATGTATGACGCATACCATGTCCTGGGTGGCAATGATGTGGCAACAGAGCTTAAGGACAAACTTATGAAGATGCCGGAGGAGCCGGCAGAAAGAGAGGAGTAG